GATTCATAAGTCAAAGTTAAAAAATAATTTGAATCATGATATTTACTCTCCATCAGAATACGATTAGCCCATTCACGTGCATGCTGCTTTCTACATTCAATACACTGACCACAAGGAATAGTTACAGGCACATAATCCTTATCAGTAAAAGCATCATAATTAAATTTCAATCTACACCATTTTTATGCTGATACGCATAAATAGGAGATTTACAAACCATAGATTTTTTTACCTCATTTCTCATTTGGTGTCAGTCGGCACAGTTAATCAAGAGAGAAGCTGTGCCGACATGTTCAGCCTATGGAAATGATGGAAAAACCTAAAGGTTTTACCACATTCCCACAGGCACTATAACTTGTGGAAATATGGAAAACTCTAAACGAGTTTACCACATTTCCACAAGCTTTCTGCTACTGGCAAAGATTAGATTAGATTAGATTAGATACGCACGCGAAAAATACGCGCGCGCAAATTTAACTAACGAAGAAACTTTGCAGCAGCAGCAAACAAGTGACGGAGACCATTATCAATAGCACCAAATTTAGTACCTTTATAGTGCATATTAGCACTATACATAGAAGCAGAAGAAGCAAGCTGAGAACCATACATAGAAGCAGAAGAAGCAAGCTGAGCAGCAGCCAAAGTCGCGTTAGTCGAAAGTAAAGAATTAAGCATACTTGAGACAGCAGATACACCAGAAGTATCTGCCGAGGCCGTAGCACCAGCAGGCGTAGAAGCACCGGAACCACCAGTAACAGACAACACCGGATTCAGACCAGCCGCGATCAGATCAGCGACTTCGCGCTGATGCGCTGTATTAGACATACGCTCTTGCCAATCACGGTTCTTCTGAGCCTCACCAGCATTAAACGCAGAGTTAGCCTCTGCCATACTTATAGCGCGTTCCATAGTTCCATATGGATCAAAAGAAGTAACAGAAGGAGCAGAAGAAATACCACTTGCAGAAGAAGGAACAGAACCAGCACCGGCAGCCGTACCAGCAGAAAAAGAACGAGCGGAAGAAGGATATGCTTTTCCAAAAGAAAAAGAAGGATTAGCAGCAGAAACATCTTTAGAACTAGTTCCACCAAAACCACGTGAAGGAAAAGCAGCACCAACACCACGAAGAGCACCAAGAACAGGAGCAGTTAACTTTTTAGTAGCCATATAATACCTCCAAAAAAGTAAGGCGGGAGAACCCGCCTTACAGATTTAATGATGGTCAATAAGACCGGGGATAGAATGCAGCGGCATAGCGCGAGTAGTCGTATTCTCAATGTAGAAATCACCAAAAAGCTGATTATTAACACGATTAGAAACGGCAATAACACGGTCAACCGTGTCTTTATCCTCGCGCAACCATTCATCAGAAAGCACAGGACGCTGGGAATAATCATCGCCAAGATGCCAAACATCAAGCGAAGTCTTGTAACTACTGCGCATTTCGCCGGTAATACGGTTAGGTTTATAGCGATATTCATTCCAACGCGGAACATAGCCAAAAACCTGCTCATCATAAGGATTGCCAGAATCATCAACAACCGTAGAACCCTGAGCATAAATTTCCTTATTCAGAATAGCCTGTTCACCGAGGTTAGCGAAAACAGGGATATAATAATCAGTAACCTTTTTACGGCTCCAAAAACGCTCTATTCCCTGCTGATAACTATGCTCATAGCGAACAACACAAACACCGATAACAAAACCATGCTCAACAAAAGATTTCACAAAATCATGATGACTGTCAGTAGTGAGAGAATAAGCAGCCGTGTTACCCTGCGGCGTAGTATCAGTACCGGTAGCAGAGTTCTGAACGACCTGACTAACATTGATAGCCACATGAGAACCGCCGAGATATTCAGGGTTCTGCAGCCGGTAATCCTGTGCATCAACGTGAAACTGTGCCTTCAATACCTCAGAATAACGGGAGCCAGACCGAGCAAGCTGCTCATAATACTTCTGAAGCTGGAAAGCGGCACGAAGCTCATTTATAGTGACACCTTCAATTTCACTTTGTACCTTAGCAACCAGACCACTTTTATCATCAGCAGTGGAAACACCAACAGCTTTATTTCCAGTAGGAATAGCGGTATCAGTTGCAGAAGAACCAACAGAAAGACCAGCAATACCATCAAGAGGCTTCAGCTGAGAATTAGAATCAAAAACAAGACCAAAATTAGGAGAAACAGAACCAGAGTAAAGAGCAGATAAGCCAAGTGCATTACCATTTCCAACAACAGGATAAGTTCCACCAGAAAACAAAGGCAAAGTAACAGAAGGACCCTTCTGGGGGGCAGGGAGAGCCTGACTAAAATAGTCATTGTAACGCCGGGCAATCCAAGGCTTACCACCATTAGCTATATCCGTAACATAATTAGAACCGTTAGAACCAAACTGCAACGTCTCATTATCAGGAATAACAAAAGGATCTTGTAATGCCTGATTACGGAAGAAATAATCCATAACCTTCGCATAGGCACGGAACGGCAACGCATTCACGCTGAAATCAGAAACACCTGTAGGGATACCCATATAGTCAGCAATGGTACCAACAGACCAACCACCTTCAGGAGCCTTAATCTGGGGCACTTCATAGGTAGTTTTAGGAATCCAAGCACTTTCCGTATTCTCACCCTGAAACTCTTTCCAGTGCTTCCAAACCAGACGGTTAGGCACAAAGAAATAGTAAGTATCCATCCACATGGGCGTAACAAACGGCGCTATAGGCGTCTGCAAACGCACAAGCTTATGTGTTTTCACATTGAAAGTGTCACCAGGCAACACTTCATCAACGTAAAAAGGAATGACCTCACCAACGTTAAAAGACGTAGTTACGGAAGAATTACGTTTAAACGTACTACGGGAAATATCAATGGAAACAGGGTTAGAAGCAAAATCAAATGTATTTCTTGTCACTGTTCACCAGCTCCTTTCTCCTCATCCGAGAGTACAGCTTCTTCCGACCCAACAGCCGGGGCAGAACCGGCATCGGTAACACGCTGACCAAGCGCATATTTAACGAAGTTATTTTCATACTTAGCTCTCTCCTCAACAGGCAGAAGATTAAATTCACGCTCAACGTCAGCAACCAAATTGCACATATCAACGAAGTGATCCGGAAGCTGGGAAGCGTCAACATAAACACCCTGCGACTTGGACAATACAGAAACATCACCGGCAGCAAACCTACGAAGAATATTATCCATAGAACACTCGTCAGCATAGGACTGAATTTCATCATACAGATTACGGACACCATTTTCGACAAGCTCTACGTTGCCATTATAATCATAACGTCCAACAAAATCTTTCTTAATAAACTCACCAACATGAGAAACCATCTTCCGCTCACGCTTTGTATACTTAGTGTCAAACATCACTTTCACCATCCTTTACAACAGGAAACTGAGAAGCAGTACAAACCAAAGAGGGAACAGACAGAGCAGTAATAATACCAGTCTCCATATCAAAGGAACCAACACAGTAAAGCTCCAAATCAGAGAAATACTGATAAGAACCAGCAAGACCAGCAAAACTACGCATAGCCACATCATCATTTTCGACCGCACAAGGAAACTGAAAAATTTTCGAGACCTTATCAAAAGCACAATAGAGTTTCATCACTTTACCTCCAAAACATGACCGCAATACGGACATTTAAAAGTTGTAGCAACAGGACAAGAAACACCGAAATACTCACAGATAGAAGAAGCAATATTATGAGCAATCAAATCACGGTTCTCAACAAGCCACTTTGCACGATCGGGAACATCGTGGAAATCAACTTCCACATAAACAGCCGGGGAAACAGTGTTTTTCAGCTCATAGAGACCAGGGCACTGCTTCATAGCATTAGAGCCATCAGGAATGAGATTACAAAGCCCATCATAAATAACTTTACCACAGTCGAAAGCAACGCCGGAAGAAGCATAAGTAAACAGACGAGTACCAAACACTTTACCATTGAAAGCATTAGTATGAATACAAAGATGCAGATCAGGCTTAAAACTATTAGATAACTTAACAGCACGCGCCATAGAATCACCATGTTCAGGACGCAAAACATTAAAACCGGAATTGGACAAACAGTCTGCCAGCAAACCAGCAATAGCGGAACAATTCTCCGCTTCATTCATGTCAATGCCGGCATAGAAATTACCGGACTGATTAGAAGGAGAAATAAAAACCTTGTACATAATCAACCTCCTAGCTTATCAAGAAATTCCTGAAACACAACACGCATATCATTGATAGCAGCAGTCAGAGCATCGACCTCCTTCTTGTGTTCAGTGGTAATTTTGTTGATGTACCAGAACGACACACAACAGACAGCCACAGGAAAACCAAAGTCACGAATAATAGAAAATACCGTATCCATGAAAACCTCCATCAGAAATCAATACCGCCACGCGGAATATAAGGGCTGCTATTCACTTTTCGAGTGCGGAGAACAGTACGTCTGAAAAAAGAATTCAACCTACGTCTACGAGACACAAAATCACCTCCTTCCAAGTATGATTATAAAACTTGAATC